TATTGTTCTTCATCAGTTTTTAAAACTAATTTAAGTCCTTGAGATTGAGAACCATTTTTTCCACTTATTATTAAAGCTTCCTCAATAGTGCAGTTATAAACTCCACTCTTATTTACTGTTTTACTACCTTCTTTAGTTTCTTCTCTTAAATCTTCTTCGTTTTCTGTCCATAAATTCATCATATTTATTTCCTCCTGTTATTAATTGAAATATTCATTTGATTTTTGTATTACATAATTTAAGTCATTCGGAATTCTTAATTCATCAAACATTCCTTTAGGGCTTTTACAAGTATCATTACCATTATTTTGAGTTCTAAAATAATAAACTCCATCTTCAATTTCTGTTGCTAAAACTATAGTGAATCTACCTTCTAAACCTACCTTATCATCTATCAATTTACCTATAGTCTTTGCTTTTTTTCTTCCATCATCTGTAACTTCTATATGTTGTAAAAAGATTACATTTATGTCTTCTCTCATAGAATTAGCTTTATCTACTAAGTTATAGAAGTTTTGCCCTATCTCAGTAAACTTCTCATAACCTTTTTCTTTTGCTCTTCTCATAAATTCATTAGCCATTATGTATTGAGAATCGTCTATGATAATATTTTTTATTTCTTTTTCTTTATCTAAAGTACTTAAGATTTTCATAATTATTTCAGGTCTATCACTTATAAATCTATTACCTTTCGGATTTTCTTTGCTCCTTAAAGAATATCTTTTTTTAAAACTTTTGAATGGTAAAGGTTTATCAACAGCTTGAATAATAAAAGTTTCTTTCTCGTTTAAGTTTTCAATGCTTGTAGATTTACCTGTTCCACTTTCTCCAAGAACCATTATCATGTTTGCCATATTTATCACTTCCTAATTAATGAGATTAATTTTCCAATAAGTTTCTTTGTTGCTTCTATATCTTCTAAGCTATCATGAGCTTTTAATTCAATCCCAAAGTGCTTGCACCAAGTTTCAAGTTTATTATTTTCTAAAACTGGTAATACTTCAGCTATTTGTAATAATCTAATTGAGTACAAAGGATCTAACATAGAAGAATCTAAATAACTAAATAAGAAATTATTACCATGTCTTTGAAAAAAGGCTTTTAATATATCAACATCAAACCTTACGTTGTATCCAGCAACGATAAATTTATCTGTTCTATCATACTTATCTATATACTTATCAAGAAGATTTATAAATTGTTTGTAAACTTCTTTTTCTTCAACATATTTATCTGTTTTTAGCTCCTCTAATGTTCTTCCTTGAACTTCTAAAGCTTTTTCATTTACTTCTGAATTTTCAAAAGGTTTTATGTAAAAATTAAATTTTTCTACATCTTTTTTATGAATTCTTATTATTCCTGAAAGTTGTATTAGTGCAGATTTTTCTGGATTAACTCCACCTGTTTCTGTATCTATAAAAATTATCTTATTCATTTATCCTCCTTACTTTATATTTAAACTATTCTTTTCTACTATATTTGCACCTTGCACATTTTCTCCAGCTTCAATAGCTTTCTTAATTTCAGTTTTTGAGATTTTTTCTTTTGTTTCTATCTCAATAAACTTTTTATCTATTAAGCTTTCATCATAGATATTTACTGATTTTGATTTTCTTAAACTTAGATTTCCAAGTTCTGTTTCTATTTTAGTAATTCCCATCATTTCCATATTTCTAACTATGTATTCTTTTCTACTATTTATTTGATTAGAAATAGATTTTTTTAAAGCTTGAAGTCTTTTTATTTCTTCATCAACTCCATTTAACATTGCTTCAGAGTTTTTAAAAGATTTAATTATACCTGCCCCTTTTGTTTGTAATTGTATTTGAAGTTCTTGCTCTAAAATATCAATTACACCATCATCTTTAATTTCTCCTGTTTCTTCATCTATACAACTTAAAAACAATTCATCTAAAGCTCTCATTTCTTTTGTTATTTCATATAATTTCATTATTCTTCCTCCCATTCTAAATTGTCATAAGCATATCTAATTGCTCTATCTATTATTTCTTGTCTTGATAAACCACTTTCTTCAACCATTTCATCAATATACTCAAGAGTTGAATATCTAACTCTTACTACTTCAGTAAGTCTTCCAGCGACTCTCTTTTCTCTTTTCTTTGGTAATGTAAACATACTCTCTAGCTCCTCTCCTTATTTCATCATCGATAAAGGCATAACGATATAGTCAACCTTATCTTTACTAAACTTAACAGCACAGTTACTATTTTTTCCTATTGCTAAATCAAACTTACTATTTTTAGTCCATTTGAACCACAAGTCTAAGTATTTACAGTTTAAATCAGTTATTAAACTTGTTCTATCTTTCTCTAGCTCTAGTATTTCCAAAACTAACTTAGAATCTTCATTTGGATAAGCTTCAACAGTTACTTTTCCATTTTCAAAGTTAAAGTATTTTTTGTAACGCTCTTGTCCAGCTGGAGTTTTTAACATCTTCCAAACTACGTTTTCAGTAAAATTAATGAGAGGATATGCTTCAGAATGGCTTTCATATTCTAAGTCTTCAACTACTTTAGATATGTCAGGAACTTTTATATCCTTCATAGGTTCATACTCAGTAACTTCCATTTCTACCTGAACTGCGATTTTTCCATCTTTAAGTACAGCTATCGAGTTAGCCTTTTTTAAGTTGTCTAGTATGTCGTATATACGGATAGTGTCTGACCCTGGTAACTCTTCATGTGAGTCTTTTACTGTTGCTAGTCTATATGTATCTGTAAATCCAGCATACTTTCCAGCAACTATCAAACCTTTAAGTTCTCCAGATTTTGCAATACTAGCGAAGTGATTTAACGCTTTTATCTCATCTTTTTTCAAAACTAGAACTTGTTTTCCCATATTTTCAGAATTGTATTCAATTATATTCATTTCTTCTCCTTCCTTAATTCTGCTAACTTAATTCTTATTTTTGCTATATTCAAACCTGTTTTTGTGAGTTCAGCAATTGAACTAATTAACTTGCATTTATTAAGAACTTTTAATTCGTTTCTAGTCACACAGATTAAATTGTCCACATCAAGATTAGTTTTATCTCCGTCAGCGAAGATAATTACAGAGCCTTTTGGAATCTTCTTTTTATGGCGTTCTTCCCAAATTATTCTATGTTTTAAAACCCATTTTCTCGGATCAGCTATTTTTATAAAGGTATAACCATCTATAAGTCTTTCACTTCCAACAGGCTTCCAATTCTTCGGCCTATTCCCTTTTTTGAAAGAAGTTCTGTTAGCTCCCATATACCCCTTCTTCCCCTTATTCCACGGGATAGATCCTTTTTTATAAAGGCAACCTCTTGTTCCAGTGTGGATTTTCTTTCTACTAAGAAGGCTTTTTATTATTTCTGTAGTTACACCTAAATTAAACTTAATGTTGAAAAGCTCCGTTATTTCTTTATATGTTTTCCCTGGAGTAACTTCTTTCAAAAATTCAATCATTTCATCAGTGTATTTTTTCATAATCTACCTTTCACTTAATCCTTCTTTTTACTTTTTAATTTCCAAGCAGCATGTTTTAATTTAACTATTCCTAGCCCTACTTTAGTTAAGTCTGCATCATCTTTTTTTAATCTATGTAAATTAAGTTGTCTCAATTCATTTCTTGATATACAGATTAAATTATCTATATCGAAATTAGATTTATTTCCATCTGCAAAGATGATTACATGATTAGATGGGATTTCTCCGTGAGTTTTTTTCCAAATAACTCTTTGTTTATATTCCCAAAAGTTTGGAGCTTTTGTTTTTACTATAGTGTATCCGTCATTAGTTATGTACTCGCTCCCAACTGGCTTTTCTATCCAAATAACATCTCCATTTTTATCATATCTCCTAGGCTTTACACCTGTTTTAATTCCTTTGTTCCATGCGGAAAAACCTCTTTTAAAACAACCTGCATTATATTTTTCGTATTTGTAATCTACGTTTACCCTCCTTAAGCATTTACTGAAGTAGTTAATGTTTATAGTCTCAACACCATATTTTTCTTTTAAAAGAGTAGCTAATTCTTTTAAAGGTTTTTCACCTTTAAAACTTTTTAGAAAATCAATCATTTCAGCAGTATACTTCATAGATTACCCCTCCAGCATTTCAGGAAGTTTAACATCTGCCCCTTGCATACTGTCTTTTGCCTTTATAGCTTGTAATGCAAGATGTGCATTACCAACTATTGCTGATGCTACACTTACCATTGCTTTTGTCCTTTTCATCTCATTTTCTAAATTTTCTCCTTCTAACTCCTCTTCATTCAATCTTTCCATTTGTGCAAAGAGATAATTGTTTAAATCTGTTAGTGTATTTTTCATAATATCCTCCTATCAAAATACTTTGTTATAAGCAGCTTTCGTTA